CCCCGCGCCCGCGCCCGCGCGTGAAGGGGAGGCCGCGTGACCCCCCTCGCGACGACCCTCCGCCGCACGGCGTCCGGCATTGACAAGATCGCCGACGATCTCACCGCCGAGGCGCGCCGGCTTCGTCTTGACGCCAAGCGCCTGCGCGATGACGCGGACGCAATGGAATGGGCGCAGAAGAAAGCGCCCGCGCCGGTGAACATCAAGGGGGCCGCGTGATGGCCGAGCCTGTCATCGCTCAATTCGTCACGGCGATCTGCGACGCGATCGAAGCGCGCGAAGCCGCTCAAGGCCGCCCGTTTGGGGATGCGACGGCGACTGCCATCCTGCGCGACGCGATCCGCCGCATGGGCGACGCCATCGCGCCGATTTCCGAACCGCCCGCCGCCGCTCCTCCCTGTGCGTCCGGCGTCACTGGCCGCGCGTCCTCGGATGCGCGGCCACTTTCGGAGGGCGCGTGATGAGCGCACCTATGATTTTTGCAGGTTTCACATGCGGCCTTGTTGCCGGTTACTTCGGCTCGCCGTGGCAGATGAGTGTCATTCAAGGGCTGATCATCGGCGCGTGTTTCGCGTGGCGCGATCTTCAAAAGGACTAGCCCGGCCTGCCCGCCGAGCGTCGTCCATGTCTGTGCGTGTTGCGTAAGCGTTGCGTCCAAGCGTTCCACCCGGAGACACCATGACATGACCGAACACGCCACAGCTTCGACCGCGCTCGCGCCCGTCGCGTCGCAAGCCCCGGTCGATTTCGACGCCGCGCTGCGCCGCATGGCCGCAGGATCGGTGCGCCAGTCGCCGCGCTGCGCAGCGCCGCAGACGCCGGCCATCGAGACCGGCCGCGCGCTCAACGATGAAGGCCACGCGCTGGCCGATCGCATCGCCGACGACGTGCTCGCGTTCCTGGCGCGCCAACTCGGGCACAAGGCCCCCGACCTGCGCGAGCCGAGCGAGCCGCATGGCGGCGGCGCGGTCGCGGCCGACCTGCATTCCCGCGCCTGTCTCAACGCCAAGCTGCGGCGCGTCGCCGAGGCGTCCGCGTTGCTCGCGTCCAAGATCGGGTGACGCGATGATCCGTTCGGAGCCGATCGGCCACAACAGCGGCGAAGTCAACGCGGCGCACCTGCGCGCCTTCGTCGAGCGCATCGAAAAGCTCGACGAGGAACAGCGCGCGCTCGGCGACGACAAGAAGGAAGTCTACGCCGAGGCGAAGGGCATGGGCTACGACGCCAAGATCATCCGCAAGATCGTCAGCCTGCGCCGGCAGGACAAGGACAAGCGCCGCGAGGAAGAGGAAATCATGAGCCTCTACCTCGCCGCTCTCGGGATGACCTGAGCGCTACGCATGACCTCGCTCGCTCAAATCGCCCGCGATGTCCAGTCTCGCACGCGCGCCCGCGCGCGCGAGGATCGGCCTGAGCGCGAGCTGTCCCACCATATCGCCGTCGCCGACGTGCTGCGCCGATTCGCGCGGGACGATGTGATCTGGTTCCATCCGGCGAACGGCGAGCATCGCGACAAGCGCACCGCCGCGAAGCTCCGCGCCATGGGCGTGCAGCCCGGCGCGCCGGATTTCGTCATCGTGATCGGCGGGCGCGTCCACCTCCTCGAAATGAAGCGGCCCGGCGGCGAGAAGCCGAGTAAGGCGCAGCGGGACTTCCTGTTCCGCGCCGTCGCGGCGGGCTGCGAAACCGCCGTCGCGTTCGGCATCGACGCCGCGCTCGACAGGCTTAATCTGTGGGGCGCGCTGCGCGTCCGCGTCAGCCCCGCCATGATCGGGAGCGCAGCGGCATGACAGCGCTGGCGACCTTCGAAGGCCCCGCGCGCAAGATCGGACTCGCCGACCTCGCGCCCGACATGTGCCGATGGCCGGTCGCCGATCGTCCGGTCATGTTCTGTGGCGCGCCGGCGCGCGCTGGCGGATCGTCCTACTGCGCCGCTCATCACAGGCGCGCCTATGTCGAGACGGCGCGGCGCTCGCTTGGCGCCAGCCTGCCGCGCCTCTGCGAGGCCGTTCCGCCCGCTCCGCCGCGCCCGGTGTGGCAAGGCCCGCCGGCGCCGACGCCTCTGCCCGAGGAGCGCGCGGCGATCCGCGTCGCGCCCCGCCAGAGGCGGACAGGCCGGCCCGTCCCGCCCGCTGCTCCCCCGGCCAGGCCGCGGCCTCTGGCGATCCTGTCGACGCGCGGCGTTGCGACCGGGCGCCTCGCCCCCGCCGCGTGGACCTCGCCGATCGCAACTGCGCCATGGCTGCGCGTGCGGCTATCGCCCGCCGCCATCATCGCGATGGTCGCCCGCAAGGCGGGGATCGCCGTCAACGAACTCAAATCCGCGCGCCGCCATGCCGACCTCGTTCTGGCGCGCCGCGTCGCCGTCGTGCTGCTCTGCCGGTTCACGCGGTTGTCGCTGCCGCAGATGGGCCGCGCCCTCGGCGGTCGCGACCACACCACGATCATGCACGCCCGCGACATGGCCCGCGCCGCGATCGGGGTCCGCGACCTGCCCGACGATATCGCCGCCTGCGCGGACGCGCTGTTCGCCGCGCTGCGCGAGGGGAGGGCGGCGTGACGGGCCGCGTCCTCATCGCCTGCGGCCTGCTTTCCGAAAGGCGCGCCGCATGATCGCGCCGCGCGCCTCCACCATCGCCAAGGGCGACCGCATCGAAGTTGTCGCCGGCCAGCATCGCGGCGCGACCGGAGAGGCGTTCGCGGTGTTCCCGCGCGTCACCGGCGCGCGCGTCATGCTCGAAACCCAAAGCAAGCGCATCCTGTCTGTGGCGATGGCGGACGCGCGAAAGATCGGGGGCCAGAAATGACCCGCCCATGGATGCCGTTCTATGTGGCGGACTATCTCGGGGACACACGTCACCTGAGCACCTTGGAGCACGGCGCCTACCTGCTCCTGATTTTCCACTACTGGCAGCGCGGATCGCTGCCGGTCGATGACGGCCGCCTCGCCATCATCGCCGGCTTAAGCGCGGAGGAATGGGGCCGGTGCCGTCCGGTCATCGCCGAATTCTTCACGTCCGAATGGAAGCACAACCGGATCGACGACGAGCTTGCCGCAGCCGTCGAGAAGTCCGGCAAAGCGCGTGCCGCCGCGCGAGCCGCCTGGGACAAGAGGAAGGGCGACGACAAGCCTCCCGACATGCAGACGCATATGCGGATGCAAAGCGAACGCATATGCGAACGCAATGCATCCGCAATGCTATCCACAACCACAGTCACAGATAGTTGTGTTGGGTTACGCGCACCTGCGCGCGAGACGCCGGACGCGACGGCCGACCTGCGGCAATCGATCGTCTCGGCATTCTCGGAAGTCCGATCCGCCACAATCCCGGACACGTCACGCGCTGGCGTGTGGATCGCCAAGGGCTATCAGCCGGCGATTTGTCTCGCGACGATCCGGGAGGGGCTGGCGCGAAAGCCGGGCATCCGGTCGCTGGCCTATTTCGACCAAGCGATAGCCGACGCGCACGCCCCGCCGGCCGCTCGCGCCCCGCCGGCCTATGCCCCGCCGCGACGCGGCTTTACCGCGCTCGACGTGATGATCGCCGATCGAAAGTCCAAACATGCCCCGTGAACTGGCGACGACAGAACCGCACGGCCCGCCCGCCCAACTAGCGCCTCGCGTCGTCGCGAAAATCGACGATATGGCAGTCGTGATCCGGTATGAGCGCGGCCGCCCGGTCATCGACGCCCGCCACGCGCCAGACCCGGAACAGCGCGCTTGGCTGCAAGGTCGCGTCGCCGCGATTGACGCCGCGCTGTCGCCGCTTGGCAAGCGAAACGCCGAATACGAATGGGCGCGACTTTCGACAGCGCTCCGCCCGCCGTCTTACGCGAATGAGGGGGCAGCCCGGCTCGCCGCGCACGAGGCAGTCAAGGCGTTGGAAGGACTGCCCGCGTTCGCCGTCGTTAGCGCCGTCGATGAATTCTGTGCGGGCATCGGATGGCCGAAGGGGTTTGCTCCTGAGTCGTCGATTGTCGCGGATCGAGCGCGGTCAAAGGCTGCGCCGCTTCATGCCGAGCGAGCCAAGATCGCGCGCATTCTGTCGGCCGAGGTGATCACCCGTGCGGCCGTCTCGCCTGAAATGCGCGAGAAGCTCGCCGCGCAGGCCCGGCAACTGGCCGCGTCTATGCGTGCCGAGGCGGTCAAGCGAGACGTGTCCGCCGGCCTCGTATCGGCTGACGCTCTGCGCCCGCCAGAGACGCCAGAGCAAGCGCTCGATCGCCTTGCGGGCGAACTGCGCGCTTCGCCGATCGCGGTCGGGCCTGGATTGATCGCGACATGGGCGAAGGGGGCGGGGTGATGGCGAATGTTTTGATCGCTTGCGAATTCTCCGGCGTGGTGCGCCGCGCCTTTGCCGCGCGCGGGTTCGACGCTTGGTCCTGCGACCTGCTCCCCGCCGAGGATGGATCGAGCCGCCACATCGTCGGCGACGCACGCGACATTCTCGGCGACGGGTGGGATTTGCTGATCGCGCACCCGCCTTGCACGAGGCTCTGCAATTCCGGCGTGCGCTGGTTGTCGGTCCCGCCGCCCGCCCGAACGCGCGACGATATCGAGCGCGACTTGCGCGCGGCGGCGGGCCTGTTCTCGGCGTTCTGGTGCGCGCCGATCCCGCGCGTCGCGGTCGAAAACCCCGTCATGCACCGCTACGCCAAGGCGTTGATCCGCGACTATGAGCCGCCGGCGCAGTCCGTGCAGCCGTGGCAGTTCGGGCACGGCGAGACGAAGCGGACGTGCCTGTGGCTGCGCGGTCTGCCGCCCCTGCGGCCGACGCAAATCGTCGAGGGGCGCATCCCGCGCGTGCATCGCCTGCCACCGTCGCCGGATCGATGGAAAGAGCGGTCGCGCACCTATGAGGGCATCGCCGCCGCGATGGCGGAACAGTGGGGCGACGCGATCCTGACCCGCGAGGCGGCCGCGTGACCATCGATCGCCGCGCCATGCGGATCGGCCTGCATCGGCGGCTCGTCACCGTCATCGTCGAGCGCCTGAGGCCGTGGCGCAGACGCAGGGATTTGCCGCTGACGCGGAGCGCAGCGACAGCGAGGGGGATGCAGCGGGCATGACCGGGACAGACGACGACCAGATCATCGCGGCCTACGACCGCTCCGTCTCCGAGGGGGCGGTGCGCTTCGGCGTGGCGCAACGCGGCGTGCAGGCGACGCTCGCAGCCGCCGTCGCGCTCGGGCTCGGACACTCAGGCCCGGTCGTCGACGCGCTGCGCCGGGTGCGCCACGCTGACGTGCTGGCCTGGGACGAGTCGAAACGGCGCGTCGCTTCGCCGCCCGCGCTGCCAGCGCTGACGACGCGGCCGAAGGCGAAGCTCGGCCGCCCGCGCAAGGACGGCCCGCGCACGGAGTCGGGGCGGCTGTCCCGCGCCCGCGTCTCGACCGACGCGCAGATCATGGTCGGCGCGATGCGTCTCGATCGCGCCGACGCCTCCGGGCCGCACCCGGCCGAGTTGGCGCGCATGCGCGACTGGATCACCTCGCAAGTCCGGGAGACGCCATCGGCATGGCTCACGCCGGCCGGCCGGGATTTCATCTCGCGCCGGCTGCACCAGACGCTCTACGCCGAGGCCGTGCGCATCCACGACGCGCGCCACGCCATGCTCGACGCCATCCAGGCGCGCCGATGCCGCACCGCCGCGCTCGATCCATCCGGCGGAGAGCCGATCGATCCGGACAGCGACGCCGGGTTGGCCGAAGCCGCGCGGCACCTGAACGCGGTCTCCTCATGGGATGAGATGAAGGAAGCGATCTGGCGTATCGCGCTGGCCGAGGAGCGCGAGCGACCGGGCGCCTCGGCCTACACGATCGGGCAGGCGTGGCTCGGCGCCGTGCTGCGCTATTGTGTCGAAGGGGGATCGTCGCTGGATGACGGACGGATCGCCAGCATCGCGCTCGGCGTCATGGCGCGCGAGCGCGTCGAGGCGAAGCGGATCGAGGGGCGTCGGCGCCGGCGTCAGCAGGTCGCGTAGCGGCGCGCTCATCGAGCATGGCGCGCGCCTGCGGCAGGCGATCGAGCAGCCATAGCAGCGTCTCGACCTCGCCGGGCGTGCGGTATTCGCCGATCTCCCAGCTTCGCACCGTGCGTCCCCCGTGCTTGCCGCGGACGCCCAGCAGACGCGCCAGCCCGGCCTGTGACAGGCCGAGCTTTTCGCGGGCTGATTTCAGAGCGGCGGGGGTCACTTGCGCCACCTCCGCTCTATCCCGCAATCTTCTTGGCGAGGTTCAGGTTTCGCTCCTGTCCGGGCAGCAGCAATTCCAGCGGCCCGATGACCCATGAATCGAGGAAAATCCGCATTTGCGGATCAAGCAGCGCCGCCGCGATTTCGTCGGAAGCTCGCACAGGCGCGCCGTCGCGCCCCGCCCGAAGGCGGCTGATCGTCTTCTGGATTACGGCAATCTCGGTCTTCGTCATCTTATCGCCTCCATCTCTGGCGGGTGCGACTCGTCACGCGGAAACAATCGGCGCCATCGAATACCGGCCCCAAGGCCGCACAGCCTCGCGGCCCTCATAGTCGACGAAGATGCGGAGCGTCTTGCCCTCGGCCGTCTTGATCGTCTTGGCGGTGCGCCCGGCGACGCTGATGCGAATGATGCAGTCAGCGTCGCAGATGCTGCGGGTGGTATAGGTCCGGCCGACTTGGAAGGCGTTCGTCATCGTGGTCTCCATCTCGGGGCGGCGCGCCCTCGTGATGATTGGACTATAGGGGATAATCCCCTGTCTGTCAAGCCCGTTGACAGGCGGAATTTCGTCCTGTAAAAGGCGAAAAGTCAGGGCTCGGACTGCGACAGCAGCCGGGCCTTCTGCATTTCGGGGTGTCGCGCAGCCCGGTCAGCGCGCCCGCTTTGGGAGCGGGAGGCCGCAGGTTCAAATCCTGCCGCCCCGACCAGACCGGACATTGTGCGCCGTTCGCAATATCTGTGCCAAGCGCGCGCGACCCCGGCCGGATTTCGGTTGTGGCGGCTCGCGACGATCTGCGCGGGATGGCTCTGCTGATTGCCCTCGATCTGGCGCTCCTGCGCGGCGAGAAAGGATTCCGCTGATGCGTCTCTACCGCAACTGGCTCCTCGGCGGCGTCTGCCTGCGGGCGGTGGCGAGCGCGCCCTGTCTCGCCAAGCCATGCTCCCTGCCGCGCTTCGCGGATGTCTTCGCCGTCCGACCCGAGGCTGCGGCGCAATGGGTGCGGTAATGGCGATCGAGCACAACGCCGCCGATGCGCTGCGCAAGCACATCATCTGCGATCGGTGCAACCGGGCAGTCGATCGATTGTTCGTGGAGCGCGACTACCGGAACTTTCGCATCATGTTCGGCGTGTCGTGCCACGGCGAGCACGACGTGATGTCGGTCTGCGCCGGAGACGACGAGACCTTGGGGAAGATTCAGCGCGGGGACTTCGCCGAGGCTCGCGCCTTCGTCGGCCCCAAGGCTCTCGGCGCGCCGTCGCCCGCGCCGTCGCCCGCGCTGGCCCCGCCCGTCGTCGAGAGGATCGCGGGGTTGTTCAATGGCTGACGTGGTCTCGATCCGCACGGGCGACGCGCCCGCCGAACTGTCGCAGGCGCAGATCGAGGCGATCCACACACTGTCCGATGCGATCCGCGAGGTCGAGGCCGGCCATCTGGCCGACGTGCTTTTTGTCAAGCACTACACCGGCGCTTCCCCGCGCGGCGACGTGTGGGACACGTCGTGGCAGGTCTCGACGCCGAGCGTGCTGACGATCGTCGGCGCGATCGAACATCTCAAGCGCAGTCTGTTCGAATATTACTCGCATGCCGACCAAGACACCAAAGGCTCGTAAGCGCCGCGCTGGCGCAGCCAAGCAGGCTGTCAAGCGCTCCGTAGGCCAGCCGAGCATCTACACGGACGAGATCGCCGCGACGATCTGCCAGCGCCTAGCCGACGGCGAGAGCCTGCGCCAGATTTGCGCCGACGCCGACATGCCGGCGCGCCAGACCGTCCGCGACTGGAAGCGAAATGTCCCCGGCTTCGGCGCACTCTACGAAGCGGCCCGCGTCGACCAGACCGAATCCGAGCTGGACGACCTGATGGAGATCGAGCAGCAGGTGCTCTCGGGCGATGTCGAGCCGGATAAAGCCAAGGTCGCCATCTCGTCCAAGCAGTGGCGCATGTCGCGGCTCAACAAAAACCGCTTCGGGGATCGCGTGATCCACGCCGGCGACGACCAGCACCCGCTGCGCGTCAAGGCGACGCTCGAAGCCATGTCCGACGCCGATGTCGAGGCGCTGGCCGCAGTCGCGGGGCGGCTCAAGGACAAGTGATGTCGGCGCCGGCGCGGATCGACCCGCGGCTCGCCGAGGCGCTGGCCTATCCGGCGCTCGTGATCGCCGAGCGCGATCGTCGCAAGTGCGTGCGCCTGATCGAATTCGTGCGGACCTACTGGCACATCGTCGAGCCGCACGAGGCTTTTCGCGAGGGCTGGGCGGTCGAGGCGATGTGCGATCACCTCGAAGCGGTGACCGCGGGGCTGATCACCCGGCTGCTCATCAACGTGCCGCCGGGCTCGATGAAATCGCTGCTCGTCAATGTGTTCTGGCCGGCCTGGGAATGGGGGCCGATGGGGCAGGCGCATCTGCGCTATGTGGCTTTCTCCTACGCGGCACAGTTGACCGAAAGGGACAATCGAAAGTTCCTCGCGATCGTGTCGAGCCCGCGCTATCAGGCCGCGTGGGGACACCGCGTTGCGCTGACAAAGATGACCGAAGGGCTGGTCATCAACGGGGCGACAGGCTCCAAGATCGCAACCTCGGTCGGAGGCGTCGGCACCGGCGAGCGCGGCCACCGCGTCCTTCTCGACGATCCGCATAACGTCAAGGACGGGGAGTCGGATGTCATCCGCGCCGGCACGGTCGAGTGGTTCCGAACCGCGATGTCGAACCGCCTCAACGACCTGCGGCGCGACGCGATCATTGTCATCATGCAGCGCGTCCATGAAGACGATGTGTCCGGCGCGATCCTGTCGGGAATTCCCGGCTACGAGCATCTGATGATCCCGGCCGAATTCGAGGCCGACCGATCCGTCATCACATCGATCGGATGGCGCGACCCGCGCACAGAGGATGGCGAATCCTACTGGCCGGAGCGCTACCCGTCGTCGACGCTCGCCACGATCGCCGAGACGCAGGGGCCATACGCCTACGCCGGGCAATACCAGCAGAGGCCGGAGATCAAGGGCGCCGGCATCATCGCGCGAGAGGACTGGCGCTTCTGGCAGAACCCGGACGACCCGGATGACCCGCGCTATCGGAAATATCCGCCCTTCGAGATCGTCGTCGGCTCGTTCGATGGGGCTTTCTCCGAAAAGCAGACCGCCGACTATTCCGCGCTCTCGATTTGGGGGCTCTGGCGCGACGAGCACATGCGGCCGCAGGTCATGCTCGCGAGCGCGTGGGCCGAGCGACTGACGATCAACGGCGCCGTCACCAAAATCATCGAGTCGTGCCAGCGCCTGCGCGTCTCGGTGCTCCTGATCGAAAACAAGGCGAGCGGAATTTCGGTGCAGCAGGAACTCGCCCGGCTGCAAGGCGATGTCGAATGGTCGGTCTTCATGATCGATCCCAAGAAGCATGGTGACAAGGTGGCGCGCGCGCACAGCGTGGCGCATCTGTTCGCCGCCGGCATGGTGTGGGCGCCTGACCGGGCGTGGTCGGACAAGGTCATCACGCAATGCGCCGCCTTCCCGCGCGGCGCACACGACGATCTGGTTGACACGGCGACGCAGGCCCTTCGCTGGATGCGTGACGCCGGGCTTCTCGTCGTGCAGGCCGAGCGCGAAGCCGAGATTGCAGCCGGGCTGCGGAATCCGCCGCGCGCCAGGTCGCCCCTATACCCCGTGTAGCGCGACGCGGGGGATTGCAGCCCGCCGCGGCAAGGTGTCGGGCTCCTGCGCTCGGAGACCGTGCTAGCCGCCAACGCCGCGGCGGGCTGCGGACCTTCAGGAGGATCGAATGACCGAGATGCACACCGCCGCCGAGGCGCAGGCCCTCATGGAGGCCGGACATCCGATGTGCCGCGTCCGGTGGGCCGACGCCGCCGACTATGTCTGCGTCATGACGGTGCGCGGCGAGAAGATGATCGCGCTGCCGTTCGAGCCCAACAAGCATCTGATCGCCATGGGCGACGACTGGGTCCACTGGCCGCACGCCGGCGAGCGCGGAACCATCCAGCACGCTGTCGTCGGCGTGGATGAGGCGGAGGCCGCCGACTTCGATTTCGACGACCCTGCCGATCCCGCCGGCGCTCTCGGCGATTCCGATGGCGGCAATCCGCAGAGCGCGCCGACGACCAACGCGCCGACGACCGGCAAGAGCGCGGGCAATGCCAAGCGCTGATCCGACGCCGGCTCGCGACCCCGTCGCAGATCGCGTCGCGCAGGCGCGCGCCATGGGCGACATCATCGACGACGAGGCGCTGCGCGTGCTCGAACAGATGATGCGCCGAGAGGCCGAAAACGCCGAGATCGCGATGGCGATCGAAACCGGGCAGATGCCGATCATCGAGAGTGACGCCGCATGAGCCGACACATCGAAGCCATCGCGAGGGCGACGCACGAGGCCAACCGGGCGTGGTGCCGGGCCAATGGCGACTACAGCCAGCCGACGTGGGAAGCCGCGCCCGACTGGCAGCGCGAGAGCGCGATGAAGGGCGTCGCCTTCCACCTGGCGAACCCCGACGCTGACGCCAGCGCCTCGCATGCCGCGTGGCTCGAAGAAAAGCGCCGCACGGGCTGGCGCTACGGCGCGGTCAAAGACGCGGTCCAGAAGACCCACCCGTGTTTCGTGCCCTTCGACAATCTCCCGCCAGCCGACAAGGCCAAGGATCATCTGTTCCGCGCGATCATCCACGCGCTCGCCCCGTTCCCGATCGGCGACACGCAACATGAATGACCAGTCCGGACTTGGCGGCCTCATCGTCGATGTGGCGGACGACGCAGAGCCGATGCTCGAACACGACGGCGCGGGCAGGCTGATCTCTGTGACGCATGCCGACGGCTCGGTCGAAATCTATCTCAATCCGCAGTTGCCGGCCGACAAGAACGCCGACGATCCGCACGACCATCACGCGAATTTGGCCGAAACCATCCCGGCAGACGAACTCAACCGGATCGGGCTCGACCTCGTCGATAAGATTCTGGCGGACGCGACGGCGCGCAAAGCGCGCGACGACATGATGGCCGAAGCCCTCGCCAAGCTGGGCCTAAAGCGCGAGGACGTGTCGCCGGGCGGGAATGTGTCGAAGCTGCGCCATCCCGCGCTGCTCGAAGCCGTGATCCGTTTCCAGGCCAACGCGAGCGCCGAGCTTCTGCCGGCCGACGGTCCATGCAAGGTGCGCGTCGACGACTCCACGCCGGAGACGGGCGAAGCCGAGATGGCTGACCGCCTCGCCGCCGACATCAACGCCTATCTGACGCGTGTGGCGACGGAGTATTACCCCGACACCGAGCGCATGCTGTTTCAGGTCGCGCTATACGGGCTTGGCGTCAAGAAGGTCTACCGGTGTCCGCTGCGCGGCCGCATCGTCGCCGAACAGACGCCCGAGGATAAGGTCATCGTCGCGCCCGACGCCGTGTCGCTCGAATCCGCCCCGCGCGTCACGCTCGAATTCGATGCGTCGCCCGATCTCGTCAAGCGCATGCAATACGTCAAGGCGTGGCGGCAGGTCGATCTCGGCCCGGCCTATGGCGCTGTCGTCTCGGCCGTCGACGCGGAAAAGTCGGAGACGACCGGCGTCGACAAGGAGCCCGAGAGCCGCATCGAGGAGGAGCGGCCGCATCCGCTCTACGAGACCTATTGCATGCTCGATCTGCCCGGATTCGAGCACAAGGACGACGACGGCCAGCCGACCGGCATTGCGATGCCCTACAGGGTCACGCTGCACCAAAAAGACGGCACGATCCTCGAAATCCGCCGCATGTGGGCCGAAGACGACGACCGGCCCATTCCCATGATGGAGATGCCGCTCGTCGACTACCAGTATGTCCCGTGGAGTGGCTTCTACCCACTCGGTCTGACTCACATCATCGGCGGCACGAACGACGCGCTCACGGCGGCGTGGCGGCTGCTGATGGACCTCGGGATGTTCGCGAACTTCCCCGGCACGCTGCACCTCGATTTCGCCGGCAGGCAAGACTCGATGGACCTGCGCGTGCAGCCCGGCGAAAGCCGAGGCGTCAAGGCGCCGCCGAACATGTCGATCCGCGACGCCATCATGCCGCTGCCCTACACGATGCAGCACGCGCCCGCCCTGATGCAGTTTCAGGAGAACGTCGCGCAATACGCCCAGCGCCTCGCCAACACGGCGGAAATCGCCGTCGGCGAAGGGCGTCAGGATGCGCCGGTCGGAACGACGATGGCGCTGCTCGAACAAGCCGTGAAAGTGCTGCTGTCGGTCCACAAGCGGCTGCACAGGGCTCAGGCGCGCGAGCTTCAACTGATCGTGCGCCTCATCAAGCAGGCGCCGCAGGAATTCATCGACAGCTTGGGTAAGTCGGCTGTCAAGCAGAAGGCGCAGACGCAGTGGGACGTGGCGACCTTGCGCGCCGCGCTCGACAACGAAGACATCGTCCCGCAGTCCGACCCCAACACGGCGAGCCACACGCAGCGTCTGATGCGCGTCGCTGCCGTGAAGCAGCTTCAGGCGCAAAACCCTGACCTCTACGACACCCGCAAGGTCGACGAGATGGCGCTGCGCATGATCGGCGTCGAGAACCCCATGGAGCTTTTCGCCAAGATGCCGCCCGCGGGCGCCGGCAACCCGATGCTCGAAGCGACGGCGAAGGCGAAGGTGATGGATGCCGAAACGCGCCGCATGGCGCTCGAATTCAAGGAGCGCGAGGCGAAAGCGAATGTGATCGGCGAGAATGCCGAGCGCGAGCTTGCCCTGCAAAAGTCGCGCATGTCGCTGGTCGCCGAAATGCTCAAGAACCCGCAGGCGGCTGCGGCGTTCGATCATCTGCTCATGCAGGTCATGGCGCAGAGCGGCGTGGCGCAGCAGGTCGCGCCCGACGTGCCGCCGCCGATGGCTCAGTGATCGAGAATGCAGGCCCGGAACCGGGCGTTGAACCAGCACATGCCTTCGCGCTTCAGGTCGCTCAGCGGCATGTGCGCCTTGGGCGCGGGGAAAATCTTCTCGCCATTCGGCCCGCCCGGCTCGCCGTTCCAGCGGCCGACGCCCTCGCCGACATCCATGAAGTAGCCGCTGTCCATGTCGTCGAGGCTCGGCGCGTCGCGGCTCCCCGAAATCGAACATGGGCCTCGATGCAGAGTGACGCCATCATAGACGACGAGGCAGGCGCCCAAGGTCGACGTGGTCTTCATCCCGGCGGGCTCGTCGCAATTCGACATCGCGCGCTCGGCCATCGAGGGGCGCCGTCCCGGTTGCGCGGCGCGGTTCTGGCAGAACACGAAATCGAACAGGCCCGGCTTGTTCGGGCCGCCGACTTTCATCTCGCCCAGGCAGCAGGACGGCTCGGCGAACGCGGGCGTCGAGGCGATCAGCGCGAGCGCGACGATGGCGGATTTCATCGGCTTTCTCCCGAAGCGGGCGGCGCGCCCGTCGAGGAACCATAGCACATGAACGTTTCGGCCGAAGACCTCGACGTGATCGCGCGCGCGCTGCAAATCGTCGCGTCGCTCAAGCGCGCCGGAAAGCCGAAGCGCGCCCGGTTCGCAGCCGGCGGCGAGGCGGAGGGCGAGGGCGACGCAGAGGGCGATGGCGAGGGCGCGCAGACGGAAGGCGGAGACCCGTCGGGAGGCGACCCGGCGGCCGGCGACAGCCCGGATAGCGGCGAGGGAGGCGGCCCCGCGTCCGGCGGACCCGATCCGTCCGGGGCGCAGTCGGACGCCGGCGCGCAGCAGCAGGACGGACAGCAGCAGGAAGCTGACCCTGCCGGCGCCGCGCAGGCCGCAGCCGCGGCCGCAGCGGCCGCCACGCAGGACGACACGACGCAGGCTCCGGGGGTGTCCGCCGCGGGCGCGCTCGGCGGCTACTCGAATGTCTCGCGCGACAACCGCGCGGGCGGGTTCGGCTTCGGCGATTTCTCGGGCGGCTTCGGAAACCACGCCACCGCCGTTGGCGATGAGCCAACCGAGATCGGCGAGGTGACTTCTGGCGCGCGCGGCGGGTTCGGAATTTCCGGCGCCGGGCTGTCCGGGGCTGGCATTCCGGGCGCGACAGGAGGGCTCGCCGGCTTCGACAATTTCGGCGCGCAGACGGGAACTGGCGTCGGGCCATCGACGGCCGGCTTCGGCGCCGGCGCGCGCGGCGTCGGGTTCGATCCCAACGAGGGCGTCGGCGCGGGCCTGCCCGAGGGCTATGGCGTGGCTCCGGGCTACGGCGCGGGCGCAGGAAAGGCGGCCTCGGTCACCGACGATGGGGTGATGGACCCGGCGGGCCACGTCAACCTCAACATCCCGGTCGGAGACTTGGTCGAGCGCGGGGGGAAAACGACTTCCGACGACCTCCCCAGCGCCAACCCCGGCCGCAACGGCTGGGCCGGGCCGGGCGCGACGAGCGACCCAGGACCGTGGGGGAACAATCGGGACAACGTCGTCGGGCGCGGCTATGCCCTATCCGACGCCATGGTCAACGCCGGGCTCGGGCCGCCGACGCGCTCTGGCGTGGCCGCGGTCCTCGGCAACCTCGCCTACGAGAGCGGCGGCAACCAGACCAGTCCGACCGGCGTCAACTGGGGGGCGGACAACCCGGCGGGCAACGGATATGGCGCGCTCGGCGCCGCCGGCTGGCGCGGGGCACGCGCCGAGGCGCTGGCCGAGAAGATGGGCTTCGACAGCCCGCGGCAGGAGGGGTTCAAGTCGGCGCTCGGCACGTCAGCCAACGCGCAGCTCGGGCACGTCGCGGACGAACTGGCAAACCCTGCACAAATGGGAATGGGCCGCCCACAAGACCGGGAACGGGTCTCGCAGTTGGTCGGCCTCATGACTGCGGCGGGGCGGCCAAACCAGACGACGCGGGAATTCATGGAGGTCTACGAGAGGCCCTCGAAGACCGATCAGGCCAAGAGCCTCGGCGCGCGACAGGAACTCGCCCGCGGATTTCTCGACGCCATGACCAAGGCCGAGATGGATTACGGCCTCGCCACATGGAATGCCGGCCACGGCGCGCCCGTCGCGGGCGGGCTGGCCTACGGGCAGACCGGCGCGGGCGTCTTCTCCGGGCCGAACCCGGCGTCCTCGCCCAATCTGGCGGCCGGCGTGGGGCGCGGCCAGTCGCCGGCGCAAGCCGACATCGGACAAGAGCGAGCCGCCGCCGCAGCCGCCGCTCAGGCGACGCCCGGCCTCCCGCAAGGGGAACTGTCCGGCCCCGCCGTCGACGCCGTGAACACCGCCGCCGCGGCCCAGGCCGCCGCCAATCTCGGCGCCGCCCTCACGGCGGGGCGCGTCGAGGAGCCGGGCGCCCCGATCGGCGCGAACCCCTTCGGCGATCTGTCGCCCATGGGCGGTAGGCCATCCGCGCGGGCGAACGACGTGAATATCGACATGGGCTATGGCTCGCTCGTGTCGAACAACCCGGCGATGCAAGGCGTGGCGACGGGCTACGCCGGCATGGGGATGAAGACCGACTATCCGGGCGCCATCACGTCCGAACTGGTCGGATTCGACAATCTCGGCGCCACGCTCGGCGGCCTCACGGGACCGTCCATCGTCGACACCGCGCGGCAGGAGATGATCGCCTACAACGACAGCCGGCGCGCCGCGCAGCCCGGCATTTCGCCCGGATCGCTGACCACGACCGGCCCGATGGTCGAAAACGTCCAGATGCCGCCCGGCCGCGTCACCAACGCCGTCGGCAAGATCGGGGCGGGCCTCGTCGCCGGCGCTGTGCCGGGCCTCGGGCTCGCAAACCTCGCGTCCGGCTTGCTCGGCGGCCCGACCGTCGGCAAGGCGCTCGGGTCTTTCTTCGGCGGCCAAGATTTGGCGCTGAACGGCGCGGTGACCGGCCGCAACGCGCAGACCGGCCTCGCCTCGTCCGGCAGCACCGGAGGCGGCGAGCGCATGTTCACCGACACCCGCGATCCTATCCTCGACCAGAAGCCGGCGCAGGCCGAGGCGACGATCGGCTACGCGCCCGACAACAAGACCGCCGCCGATCTCGCCTACGAGGCGGCTATGGCGTTCCGGCCCGCTGGCGTGCGCGTCGGAACCAAGCCGAAGCCATATCTGACCGCCGGGCTCGTTCCGTCGCAGCCCAGCGCGACGCAGCAGCTCTACGCCAATCTCGGCATTCCATCCTGAGGGCCATCCCATGTCCGGATATCGTCGTCTCGCCGCGCAGAACGGCGGGCGGAACTGCTACGCCGCCGGCGGCGCCGCCAGCCCCTATTCCGAAGCCGCGGCCGAGGAAATGGGCGGCGGCGAACCCGACGACGCGATCGCCCCGGCCGGCGAGAAGGCCAAGCCGCGCGCGGATCGCAAGGGCAAGGGCGGCGGCAAGACGCAGGTGAACATCATCATCGCGCCGCAGGGCGGCGGCGCGGGCGCGATGCCGGGCGCCGGCGTCCCCCCCGGACCTCCCCCCGGCCCGCCTGTCCTGCCCCCGCCTCCGCCGATGATGATGCCGCCGGGCGGCGCCCCTCCCGGAATGCCGGGCGGCGCGCCGGCGATGAATTCCGGCGGCCGCGTCGGGTTCAAGCGCGGCGGCAAGGTGAAGGGGCGCTGCTGATGAGGGGATCGGAAAGCATACATTTCCGCGCCCTCGCCAAGGAACTGGAAGCGCAGCGCGACATGACCGCCAAACACATCGTCGACGGCTACTGCAAGTCCTTCGAGGAGTATCGCGAGTGGTGCGCGAAGGTGCGCGCCATCGACGAGATTTTCGAGATCGGCGAGCAAGTCGAGAAACGCATGAACGGGAACAGCAAGGAGACCGCATGAACCCGAACGAAGAAGCCCTGAGCGCCGCGCGCGCGCTCCGGGAGCAGTTGGGAGACATCACGGGCGTCGATGTCATGCACAACTGCGTGCTGGTCGCGATCTACCAGAGGCCAGAGAAGACCAGGGGTGGGATCATCCTCGCCGAAGTGACGCGCGACGAAGACGCCTATCAGTCGAAGGTCGGCTTGGTCATCAAGACCGGCCCGCTCGCGTTCAAGGAGGACGCGAGAACCGACTTCGGCGGCAAGAGCATCGCCGAGGGCGACTGGGTTCTCTTTCGCGTCTCGGACAGTTGGTCGGTCAGCATCAACAAGGTGCCCTGCCGCATGCTCGACGACGTGAAAGTTCGCGCGATCGTGCCCGATCCGACTCTGATCTGGTGAGGATGAGATGAGCGACGAATTCAACATCGACCCGGATGTCGGCGTCATCGTCGACACGACCGCGCGAAAGGCCGACGGCAGCGCCAAGGCGGATGGAGAGCGCGCATCGTCCGTGATGACGGATGACGCCGGGGCGCAGATCGACGAACTGCGCCAGCGCATCCTTCAGGAGCAGGAGGCGCGCCAGCGCACCGAAACCGCGCTCGCCGCCGAGCGGCAGGCTCGCGAGCGCGAAGCCGCGGCGTCACGCCTGTCGAGCGTCGAAGTCGCGCTGGAAACGATCGATGGCCGCGCCGAGAAGATCAAGGCGGAGATGCGCGACGCGCACGAGCGCGGCGATTTCGACGCCGTCACGAAGGCGACGGCCGCAGCCGCGCAGATCGAGGCGCAGCGGCTCCAATTGCAGCAAGGCCGCGAGGCGTTGCGCGCGCAGGCGCAGCAGGCCGCGCAGAAGCCGCCGCCGGCCGCGCAGGTCGCCAACACGCCAGAGGCAAGACTGAACCGCATGCCGGAGGGACGGTCGCGGGACTTCCTGCGCAACCACATGGAGTATCTCGGCAGCGACGTGCTGACGCGCCGCCTCGGCCTGTTGCACCAGGACGCCGTCGACAACGGCCTGACCGAGGAGAGCGACGAATATTTCTCCTACATCGAGAGGGAAATGGACCGCCGCATGCGGCCCGCCAATGAGCGCAACGAGTCTGCGGCGCAGAGATCAGCCCGCGCCGTCCCGTCGGCGCCGTCTCCGCGCAGTTCCGGGCACATGCAGCCACGGCCGATCAATCCGCGCCGCGTCGTGCTCAACAAGGATCAGGTGGATTTCTGCGAATCAAGCGGGATTCCGACGGAGCGGTATGCGGCTCAACTGGTCGCGATGGCCAACGAGCCGAAGGACAGTGGAGAATACCCATGAGCACCGACGCCAAGACCTCCGCCCGATCCGCCGTCGAGGCCGCGGCGGCCGCTGTGGATCAGACGAAGCCGCCGGCCGCGCGTCCCGCCGAGCCGCCACCGGCTCGTGTCGCCGCGGCGCGCAGCGGCCCCGCCATGTCGGATCGCGTCCGCGAAACCCTCGAACGGTTCCGCAGCGGAGACATGGAGATCGACGACGCGGGCGACCGGTTCCACATTTCCGCCGAGAAGATTCCCGACGGGACGACCTACGAGTGGAAGCGCATTCGCGTCTACGGTAAGGAAGACGTGACCTATGAAAGCACGCTCGAACGCGGCGGATGGACGCCTGTCGAAGCGACGAGGCACCCGGAAATGATGCCGCGCGGCCACACGGGCCACATCGAGCGCGAAGGCATGATCCTCATGGAGCGCCCCAAGGAAATCACCGACACCATCCGGCGCCGCGACCGTCTCATCGCTCGGCAACTGGTCGACATGAAGGAAGACGAAGCGCTTTCGCAGACGCCCGACGGAACGCTTTCGCGCACCGAGCCCGCGCTCGCCAAGGTGCGCCACGGTTTCCGCAAGGAATTCGCGCCGATCAACGCCGAAATCCCGGACTGATCGGCCTCACAGATTCCGGCGCTGAACGCGCCGGATCGTCGACGCCCCCGCGCGCTGCGGGACCGCGTCTCCACAAATTCTCGCGGCGCTCGCGAGAGCCAACGAACCCCCAAATGAAGGACTGAAACGATGGCGAACACCAACGCCCCGTTCGGCTTCCGGCACGTCGGGTCTCGTGGCGGCGGCGCGCCGACCTTCGAGATCGAGCATCGCAAGATCGCTTCCGGAAACACGACGGCCATCTACAAGGGCGACCCTGTCGTCTCCCTGACGACCGGCTACATCACGCGCGCCACGGCCGGCACGACGCAGATCGCGGGCATCTTCATCGGATGCACCTACAACTCGTCGTCCCAGGCTGGCAAGCTCATCGAGAGCCCGCACTGGCCCGGCTCCGATGCTCTCGGCGATGTCGACGCCAAGATCATCGCCGATCCGAACGCGACGTTCGTGGCGCAGACCAGCAACGGCACGATCGACCTCTCCGGCGTGAACGCGAACATCAACTTCGCGCTCGGGACCGGAAACGCGACCACCGGGCTTTCCGGCGCCTCGGCCGATGTCGGCACCATCGGGACGACGGCGACGCTTCCGTTCCGTGTGGTCGGGCTCATCACCGAACCGCCCGGCGCCGCCGGAACGGAAAGCGGGGCCTATCAGCACGTGCTCCTGCGTCTCAACTTCGTCGACACTCGCTCGACGACCGGCATCTGAGGAGGATTGAACCATGGCTATCAATCTTTCGCAGATTCGTGATCTGCTGACGCCCGGCCTGCGCGAGCTGACCGGGCGCTACGACATGATCCCGCGGCAGTGGGACAAGGTCTTCACCACGGTCTCCTCCAAGATGGCGCAGGAGCGCACGGTCGAAATGGCCCTGTTCTCCACCGCCAAGCTGAAGCAGGAGGGCGGGGCGACGGAAATGGACAACGAGGCCGGCCAGCGCTTCGTCTACAACCAGGAGCACAAGGAAATCGGTCTCGGTTTCGCGATCACCCGCAAGGCGATCGACGACAACCAATACAAGACCCAGTTCCGCCCCTCCGTCGAGGCGCTGAGCGACTCGTTCGCGCAGACCAAGGAAATCTACGGCGCCGCGATCTTCAACAGCGCGACGACCTACGACAGCCGCATCGGTGGCGATGGCAAGGCGCTGTGTGCGTCGGACCATCCGATCGATGGCTCGACGCAGGCGAACCGCCCTTCCGTCGATCTCGACCTCGGGGAGGCTTCGCTGCTTCAGGCGATGGCGACGGTGCGGAACTTCCGCAACGTGCGCGGCCTGAAGATCATGGCGCGGGCGCGCAAGCTCGTCATCCCGCCGGCTCTCGAACCGATCGCGATCCGTCTGCTGAAGACGGAACTGCGGCCGGGAACGGCCGACAACGATGTCAATGCTCTGCGTTCGGCTCACGGCGGGCTGCCCGACGGCTATGTCACCCTCGACTTCCTGACGAGCGACTATGCGTGGTTCCTCCTGACCAACATCAAGGGGCTGCTGCACATGAAGCGCATCGGCTACGAGACGAAGATGACGACCGACTTCACGACGCACAATCTGCTGACGACCGGCTACGAGCGCTACTCCTTCGGCTACAAGGACTGGCGCTCGATCTACGGCTCGTTCCCGACTTCGTGATTTCGGGCTCGATGCGATGCGGACGGTGGCGCTGACGCGCCACCGTCTCCCGTCCACACATCAACAGGATCATCATCATGGCTTCCTCCGCCCATGCCGGACCCGTCGTCGCCTATGGCCAGGCGCCGGCGGCCGACTACAACCTCTCCTCTCCGTGCCCCTCGCTGTTCAATGCCGGCGTGGGCATTCTCGATCCGCGCTCCTACTACGGCTATTCGCCGGGCGGCCGGCGCAAGGCCCATGGCTTCCTGAGCGCGTCCCGCGTCTGCACGCTCGATGTCGTCCCCTCGGCGCTCGCCGCGGCCAACATCGCCGCCGCGCAGGTTCCTGTGGCCGGGACGGCGCTGACGCTCGTGTCCTCGACCGGATCGGGCGTGACCGTCGGGCAGAGTGTGGTGAACCCGAACACCGGCGTCGCGACGGCGGCGACCCTGCTCGCTCTCGACGGCGCGTCGACACCCATGTCGGTTGGGCAGGATGGTCGCTGGGCGATCTGGAACCCGGCGACGCTGCTCGCGCGCAATGTCCGCATCACGTCCGTCGGCAACGATTCCGGCGCCACTTTCACCGTCGCCGGCTACGATGTCTACGGCGTCCCGATGACGGAGACGATCACCGGCGCCAACGCCGGCATCGCCTCGGGCATCAAGACGTTCAAATACATCGCGAGCGTCACGCCCGCCGGCACGCTGTCCGGATCGAACGCTTCCGTCGGCACCGGCGATGTCATGGGCCTGCCGCTGCGCGCCGACTATTTCGGCGATCTCGACATCGTCTGGAACAACGCGGGCATCACCGCCAGCACCGGGTTCACCGCCGCCGTCACCACGTCGCCCGCGACGGCGACGACCGGCGACGTGCGCGGCCGCTACGCGGTGCAGTCGGCCTCGGACGGGACCAAGCGCCTTCAGGTGTTTCAGACCGTCTCGCTGGCGAACATCGTCTCCGTCACCGGGATGTTCGGCGTCACGCAGGCGTGAGGAGCACCCCCATGAAGGCGAAGCACAAGCAGAAGCCGCCTCCGAAGAAGCCCCGCCGCATGCCACCGCCCGACGCTCTGATGGCCGCGCCGCCGGCCGAAGATGTGTCGATGGCGCCGGCGCCGATGTTCGCGAACGGCGGCGCGGCCTCGGACGTGGACATGGACGACGAACCGCGCGCCGCCAAGCGCGCGGATCGTCGCCGCAAGCGCTGAGGAGCGGACGATGGACATCGGCAGGACGAACGTCGATCTCTTGGGGCCGCTCATCCGGGGCGCCGCCGTGACGCCGAGCGACTCCGCGACCATGCAACTGACGCGCCAGCTTTTCTTCGGCGGCGCCGGCAACGTCAAGGTGACGTGGGCGGATGGAACCGCGAGCACGCACGCCGTGACCGCCGGCTCCGTCCGCAACTGGTCGGTGCGCATGGTGTGGGCGACCGGAACCACGGCGACCGCCATCGAAGCGTTCTGGTGACGCTGTGGCGACATCCGGGACATACGCCTTCGCGCCGAACGCAGGCGACATCGTGTTGCAGGCGTTCGCGCGAATCCAGATCAGGCGCCCGGCGCTTCTGACGGAGCACTTCGCCGATGCGCGGGCCGAACTGAACCTCATGCAGGCGGCGTGGGCGAACCGCGGCCCGAGCCTGTGGACGATCGATCAGCAGTCAGTCTCGCTCGTCGCAGGCACGGCGACCTACTCCGTCTCCGCTTCGACCATCGGCATTCTCGACGCATGGCTCTCGGACGGAACGACAGATACGCCCATCTCGCCGATGACGCGCGAGGACTATGCGGCGATCACCACGAAGGGGACGACGGGAACGCCGACGCAGTTCTGGTTCTCCCGCACCGTCGCGCCGACGATCACGGTCTATCCCGTTCCAAGCGCGGCGACCACGCTCCGTTATTTCCGGTCTCGCATGCAGCAGGACGCAGAGATCGCAGGCGCGGTCCAGGTCGACGTTCCTGCCATGTGGATCGACGCTCTCGTTGCCGAACTGTCCTACCGGCTCGCTCGCATCTACAAGGCAGAGCTCGAGATGGCTCGCAAGGCCGACGCGGCGGAAGCCTTCGCGCTGGCGATGTCGGGGGATGTCGAGAAAGGGCCTCTCCGTTTCGCCCCGGACCTCTCCGCATACTACAGGTGAGGCGCGCGCCAACGGCGGCGCGCGCGGGCTGACACATCGAAGGCGGAACTGATGATGGCGCGCAGCCCCTATCTCACGGTCAGCAGTCGCGCGCCAACGGCGGCCGCGATTTGCGATCGGTGCCAGAGGGAGACGAACCACTACAAGCTCTCCAAGCAAATGGACTATCGGGGAGGGAAGCTCGTCGATACGGGCCTATTGGTGTGCCGGCAGTGTCTCGACGTTCCAAACCCGCAGTTCGCCCGTCGCTTCATCGAGCCCGATCCGACGCCGATCATCGATCCGCGCCCGCAGCGGTTCATCTACCCCGACTATCTTCTGTCGGAAGACGGGCTTTTCGTTCTCGATGAAACCGGTCTTCCCATTCTGGTCGAGGCGACATGACATACGACGAGTTTGTTTCGGCCATCGCCAGACTGTGCGTCGTCGAACAGACAGACGCGGACCTTCTTGCGATCATTCCGCAGGCGATCGACGCGGCCGAGGGGCGCATCTACAACGATCTCGACATGCTCGCGTCGCGGACGCGGTCGGCGAGCCATCTTCTCGCCTCCGGCAACCGCAACATCACGTTGTTGCAAGGCGAATTTCTCACCGTCGACCGCATCAGCATTCTCACGCCGGCCGGCGCGACGAGCCCTGACGCAGCGACGCGCGTGCCGCTCATCGCCGCGACGCCAGAATTCATCGATCTTGTCTACAACTCGCAGTCCGTCAGCGGCCAGCCGGCCTATTGGGCGATCCGCGATCTGACGAGCATCATCGTCGGTCCGTGGCCTTCGGGAAATTACACGACGGAGATTTCCGGGACCGAGCGTCCGGCCGCGATGTCGTCGACGAACACGACAACGCCAATCTCGCGCGACATGCCGGAATTGCTGGTGAACGCCGCGATGGTGTTCATGGCTGGATGGATGAAGAACTTCGGCGCCCAGGCGGACGATCCGAAGATGGCCGTCTCGTGGGAGGCGCAGTATCAGGCGTCGCTCAGTGGCTGGCGCACGCAGGAGGCGCGGCGCAGGCTTGAAGCGGCAGGCTGGACTTCGCGGCCGCCGGCTCCGGCGCTGAGCGCGCCGAGGGCTTGAGCCGTGCCATATCTGACGGTCAAGCTCGCCCCCGGCGTCAACACGATCGCCACGCCATCGCAGAATGCCGCCGGGATCGTCGACTCGCAGTTCATTCGCTTCCAGCAGGGCCTTGTCGAGAAGCTTGGAGGGTGGTCACAGATCGCCCCCCCGACGATCGGTAACGCAGTGAGGGCGTTTCACGCCTGGACCGATCTCAAAGGTGTGACGCGGCTGGCGATCGGAGCGATGCAAGGCAGCGTCCACACTTACGACCGGGAGCAAATCAAGACAATCACGCCGCGCAATTATCCGAGCACCGTCGCCATCGACTTCTCGACGACCAGCGGCTCGGATGAGGTGTCGATCGTCGACGCGAACAGCGCGGTCACGATCTACGACGTGGTCGACATCATCACTCCGATCTCCGTCGGCGGCGTCGTACTGTTCGGCCTCTACAACGTCGCAGAGGTTGTCAGCGCGACCGAATTCAAGGTTCTCGCGTCCGCAAATGCGACATCCACCGTCGCCAACGGCGGCTCCGCCCCGACATTCGACACCACATCCGGGTCGATCGTCGTCGACGTGACATTTGCCGACCACGGCTTTGAAGAAGGAGACACGCTCGCCATCACGACGGCGACGACGATTGGCGGGATCACGTTGTCCGGGTTCTACCGGGTGCAGAGCGTGCAGAGTTCGTCGCAGTTCCGCATCTTCGCCGAAAACAAGGCGTCGTCGACGGACTCCGGCGACATGGCTGCGGGAATGGCCGTGTTCACCTACTGGCCGAACAACCAGCCCGAGGGGCTTCACGCCGGATATGGCGGCGGGCCGTATGGAGAAGGCGAGTATGGCGTCGGCTCGACATCGGAGAGCAAGTCGGGGACGGGCGCCACGGGTGACTGGACGATCGACTCGTTCGGCGGGACGCTCATCGTCGGGATGAAAGACGGGCCGATCTTTTCCTATTCGCCGGAGTCCAACTTCCTCGGCGCCGCGATCATCAAGTCGGCTCCAACCGTGAATCGGGGCGTTCTGGTGTCGCCTCACACGCAACAGGTCATCGCCTACGGCGCGTCTGTGCTGGGGCAGCAAGACCCGCTTCTTGTCCGGTGGAGCGACGTTTCCAACTATGACGAATGGACGGCCAGCGCGATCAATCAGGCGGGATCGTTCCGGCTGTCTTCTGGCTCGAAGATCATGACTGCGGTCAATCTCGGCTTGTCGACGCTGCTGCTGACCGACGATGGCGCGTGGACGATGCAGTATGTCGGCGTCGACGGCGGCGTGTTCTCGTTCCAGCGCATTCCTTCGGCCGGTTGCGGCGCGGTGTCGCAATTCTGCGCCGCCAAGCTCGGCGGCGGCGTCTACTGGATGGGCGAGCGACAATTCTACACCTACAGGGGATCGATTCAGGTGATCCCCTGCACGGTGCGCGACTTCGTGTTCGACACGATCGACCGGGACATGATCGAGTATGTGTTCGCCGCGCCGAACAGCCTTCAGAACGAAATCGCGTGGTGGTTTTCCGGCGTCGGAAGCATCTACCCGGATCGATACGTGAAGCTCAACGTGACCGACGGTTCGTGGGATTACGGCCGCGCCGAGCGCTCCGGGTGGATCGACAAGTCGATTTTCGGGGGACCAATCTCGGCAAGCTGGAGCGGCCATCTGTACGAGCATGAGGATGGCCGGAACGACGACGCTAGCCCGATGGTCAGTTCGTTCACGACGGGGTGGTTCACTCTCGCCGAGGCTCAGGTTTACCCGTTCATCGACCAGGTGCTCCCCGACTTCACGTTCGGAGGAGACGCAGACACGGTCAAGATCACGTTCCGCGTCACCGATGAACCGGGCGCGGCGATCCGCGAACACGGCCCCTATACGGTGACGCCGGCGCGCAGGCTGATCTCGACGAGGATGCGCGGCCGGCTTGTGTCGATGAAGGTCGAAAGCGACAGCATCGACACGTTCTGGCGGATCGGCGCGATCCGGTTCCGATTTGCGCAGGACGGGAGGCGGTAGTGGCCGATCTCTATGAGGGGACCGCAGCCGAAGACCAGCGGGCGGATGACGCTGTGGCCATGCTCAGGTCACTGCCCGATATGGTGCTCGCGATCAACAAGCTCTCGACGACGATCAAGACGGTGTTGCCGGCCGTGCAGTCGGTGACGACCACAGCAACCGCAGGCGCCGCGGGGGCGCTCCCGGCGACGGTCGATGGATATCTGGCCGTGACGCTTCCAGACGGGCGCGCCGCCCGCGTTCCATACTTTCTCCCGTGAGGGCGCGTTCATGAATTCCATCGAGGACGCTCTGCGCATCGCGTCGCGCGCGCGCAACGAGGCCGACGACGTGACCGGGCTCCTTGCGTCGCGCGTCGCCGGGCGCACCGACGATCATATGATCTCGGTTCGCGATGGCTCTTACGTCATCCCGGCGGATGTCGTGTCGAGCCTTGGCGAGGGCAACACGGAGGCCGGAGCCGCGGAGCTTGGGCAGATGTTCTTCGACGAGCCGGAGCCACGCGCATCCGGCGGCCCGGCGCCGAAGCTCGTCGACATCGCCGCCGCCGGGGGCGAATACATCGTGCCGCCCGCGGCAGTGCGCCGGATCGGCGGCGGCGACATGGTGACCGGGCACGCGATCCTCGACGCGCTGGTGAAGCAGCAGCGACAGAAGACCGTCGAAACGCTCAAGAAACTTCCGGGGCCGCAGAAGTGACGGAAATCGATGAAAAGGTGCGCCTCGCCCATCCGGGCGACGACATGAGCCTTCTCGCGTTGATGCAGGAAGTGCATCGCGAGTCCGGCCTGTTCCCGATCGACACGATCGCGGCTCTGTCGATGCTCAGGCGCTGCATCATGCGCCACGACGGAATGATCGGCGTCATCGGGCCGGTCGGCGACGCGCGAGCAGCGGTCATGCTGACGGTCGATCGCATGTGGTATGCGGGCGAGCAGGATGGTCGCTACCTCGGCGAGCGGTTCCTGATCGTCGCGCCGAGTTTTCGCCGGTCGAACTACGCGAAGCGGTTGATGGCCTTCTCCAAGGAGGCCGCGCGCCTGATGAAAATGAAGCTCATCATCGGCGTCGCCTCGAATGAGAACGTCGCCGGGAAAATCCGCCTCTATCAGCGGCAGTTCCCGAACAAGATCGGCGAGAATTTCATGTTTGACGGGGCAAGCTGATGGGGTGGCTCGGCAGCAGCAACAACACGTCCACGTCGACGACCGCCCCGACGTGGGGAGAAGACTATCTGCGCTCGCTCGTCAGTCGCGCCGACACGGTCTCGCAGCAGCCGTTCCAGCCCTACTACGGCGAGATGGTCGCGGACCTGAACGACCAGCAGCGCATGGGAATCTGGCAACTCGGCCAGGCCTACGGGCAGGCGACGCCGTTCTTCAACAATGCGTCGTATCTCTACGGGAACGCGGCGAACGCGGCCAATGGCGCGCAGTTCGCGGCCAATCCCTACATGGTCAACGCCAACAACATGGTGAGCGCCGGCACGCGCGACATGTCCGCGGCCGATTTCAGCAGCGAAGCCCTCGCGGGCTTCATGAACCCCTACAAGAAGGATGTCGTCGACGCGACGATGGCCGTGCTCGACGAGAACAATCAGGCGCAGTCGAGCCGACTCGCCGGGCGCTCGATTTCGGGGGGCTCGTTCGGCGGCGACCGGGCGGGCGTCGCGCAGGCTGAACTGGCGCGCCAGCAGAACCTCACGCGCGATCAGACGATCGCGGGGCTGAACTCGCAGGCGTTCGACAACGCGCAGAAGATGCAGATGTCGGTGCTCGACAGCAACGCCAAGCGGCAGTTGCAGGGCGCCGGACTTCAAGGCTCCCTCGGGCAACTGGCGCTGTCGCAGCAGATGCAGCCCGCCGAACTGATGGCGAAGATCGCGGCCGGGCAGAGCGGCCTCGGGACGGCCTCCCAGAATTCGCTGATCCGCGGCGCGACGGCCGGGCTCCAGGCCGGCACGATCGAGCAGAACATGCGGCAGGGCTTCGACAACGCCGCCTACACGCAGTTCATGCGCGGGGTGAACTACCCGCAGGAGATGCTGAGCTGGTATGCGGGCTTGCTGAACGGCGCGACCGGGCAGTCGAGAACGACGACATCGGAAAGCCCCGGCCCGAGCGGAACCAGTCAGGCGATCGGGCTCGGCCTCACCGCGCTTTCGCTCCTTGGCGGCGGGGGCGGGTCCAGCACGAGCGGCCTCAGCAGCCTGCTCAGTGGCTGGTTCGCGGATGGCGGCGCGGTCGACGGCGAGCGGATGGGATACGCCGACGGCGGCGATGTCGCCGAGGACGAGGACGAGGCGCCCGCCGGGCTCGGCGCGCTGGGCCTCTCGCAGATCACGGCGCCGCCGAAGATCGCCGCCGCGCGCGGCTCGTCGTCCCCGTTCGACGCTCTCGTGAACGCCTCGCCCCGCATCGCCGCGGCGCAGCCCGTGAAGTCGCCACCGACCATGGCGCCGGCAGTTTCCGGAGGGGCGTCACCGTCCGCACCGTCCGCACCGTCCGCGCCGTCCGCGCCAACGCCGCCTGCTTCTGCGTCGGCGGCGCCTGCGGCGTCGCCCACGCCCGGCGCCGAGGCGTCGCCGCAGGCGGGCGATCAGGGCGATCTCCGCAGCGCCATGCTGACGGCCGGGCTCGCGATGATGGGCGGATCGTCGCCTCACGCCATGGTGAACATCGGCAACGCCGGGCTGGCCGGCGTCCAGGCATACAAGAAGGCGCAGGACGATCGCCGGTCGCAGGCTGCGGCCGCGGCCGAAATGGCGTTGAAGCGCGAGGCGTCAGCGCGCGACCAGCAGAGGGTCGACCTTCAGGCGAAGCAGCTTCTCGCGCAGATGGAGGAGAACCGGCTGTCTCGGGCGCGGCAGGCGAAGCTCGACGAAGTCGAAATGCCCTACAAGCGGGCCATGACCGAAAAAGCGCTCGCCGAAGCGGGCAAGAACGAATTCGCCGATCGCGTCAAGAACGCCGAGGCTGTCGGGCTGCTCCCTGGCACCCCTGCCTATCAGGCGTTCGTTCTCACCGGCCAGATGCCCAAGGCCGAGACCGCGAGGACATCTCCGCAGGATCAGGCGCGGATCAAGAGTGAGCAGAAGCGGCTCGACGAATACGATGCCGCCGCCGCGAAGGCGCATGAGTTGGCGGCCGGAGTCGACGCTCTCGAAGAACTTCGCAAAGGCTCGTGGAACAACCAGATTGCTGGGAGATTTGCGCCCTACATGCTGTTGCCCAGCGCCAACCAGTCTGTGGACGCGCTGGCGAACGCCGTTGCGCTCGATATGGTCACCAAGATGAAGGGCAATCTGTCTGACAAGGACGTGGTTTTCCTGAAAGCGCAGACCCCCAACACCGCAATGAGCGATGCGGCCGCCGCGCCTGTGATCACCGCATTGCGCGCCGGGGCGCGGCGCTCGATGGAGCGCAACTCCTTCATGGAGGAATACTACCAGCGCGCCGGCTCGCTGAAGGGCGCCGAAACCGCGTGGGGCAAGTTCGTCACCGAGAACAACATCATCGGCAAAGACGACAAGGGCGCCCCCGTCGTGCTCGAAGGCGCGGTCTCGAACTGGAAGAAGTATCTCCCGAAAGACCCGAACGCGGCTTCCGGGATGGATGCGGCGCTGTCCGCCGCGCGAGACGCCATCTCGAAGGGCGCGCCGCGCGACAAGGTCATCGAGCGTCTGAAGCAGAACGGAATCGACCCCTCGGGGCTGTGAAGCATGAACATCTCGTTCGACGACTTGATCCCGACGCCGGAAGGTGACGCGGGCGGCGAAGCCGCGTCTGCTGTTGCGCCGCTGGCTGGCGGGCGCGCGCCGCGAGAGGCGCGCGAGGCCGAGCCCACCGAGGCGCAGAAGAAGGCCGCGGCCGAGGAATGGGCGCGCGGCGCTCGCGCGCGCCAGACCGGGCTCGGCGCCTACGGGGAGACGTTCGGCCGCGGCGTCGCGCGCGCCGTGCCATTTTCCCACCAGATCGGATCGGCGTTCGACTATGCGCTCGGGACTGGCGTCGGCGAGGGCCAGAGCAGCTACGAGGATACGCTGCGTCGTCAGCGGGCCATGTCCACGGTCGACGACGAAACGCGGTTCAAGACCGGGCTGGCCGGTCAACTCGTCGGCGGCGCGGCGCTTCCGACGGCGGGCCTCGCCGCGCAGGGCGTGAAGGGCGCGGCCGCGCTCGGCGCCAGCTATGGCGCACTGCACGGCGCAGCAGAGGGCGAGAGCCTGCCTGACGCCGCAGGCAAGGCGCTGGTCGGCGGCGGCCTCGGCGGGGCGTTCGGCGCTGGCGTCGGCGCGGCGGCTCCCTATGTCGCCCAAGCGGCCGGGCGCGTCGCGGAGCCGGTCAAGCAGGGGCTCGGGGTGCTCTACGAGCGGCTTGCGCCAAAGGCGCCGGACGCGGCGATGGCCGCCGCTGCGGCGGCCGCGAAGACCGGGCGCGACGAGATTGCGGACGCCGCCGCGCGGATCGGCGTCGATGTCCCGCGGTTCATCGCCTCGGAAAGCCGCCCCGTCCAGCAGGCGGCGCACGTCGCACGCAACATCCCGATCGCAGGAAAGCCTGTGATCGAGGCGACGCGAAAACTCGCCAATGATCTCGGAGAAGCCGCCGCGCAGCGCGCCACCAATCTTGGCGCTCTGTCGCAGCATGAGGCCGGCGCGGCGGCGCGCAACGCTTTCGACGCCTGGAATGTGGCGCAGAAGCAGAGGATCGGCGCGGCCTATGACGCGGTCGACGATCTTGTCGACCCGGCCGTCACGGTTCCCCTCCGCAGCACCGCGGCGCTGGTCAAGGAACTCGCGGCGGCGCGCGATGCAGCAGCGATGAACCCGACCGGCGGCGCCGCCGCGCTGGTCATGCCGGCTATCTCCCGCAAGGAGGGCCTGTCCTATCAGGGCGCGAAGCTCTTGCGGACCCGGCTCGGAGAGGCGCTGGACAACCCCGCCAGCCTCGAAACGGCCAACATTTCGCAGGGAGAGCTGCGTCGCATCTATGGCGCGCTCACGGACGACATCAAGTCGATCGTCGACGCCGCCGGCGGACCAGCGGCGCGAGAAGCGCTCGCCACCGCGAACGCGATGAACGCCAGCGTCTCCACTCTCCGCGAGCGCCTTCAACCGCTCCTCGCCGGCGCGAGCGACGAGAGCGTGATCGCCAAACTGGCCTCGGCGGCGCGCTCGACCGGCCGCCCCGACATTGAACTCCTGACCGAGGCGCAGCGCGCGATCAGCAAGTCGGAAGGCGCATGGGACGCCATCTCCGGATCGGTGCTGGCCTCGCTCGGCCGGGACGCCGAAGGAGTCTTCTCGCCGCAGCGCTTCGTCACCGCCTATGGCAAGATCACGCCGCAAGCGAAGGCTGTCCTGTTCCCCGGACAGGTCGGCAAAGACCTCGATGACATCGCCCGCGTCGCCTCGCGCTCCGCCGAGACATACCGGCAGTTCGGCAATCCGTCCGGAACAGGCCAGACCGTGGCCGGGGCCGCCGGCGCGATGGGGCTGTCGACGGACCCGATTTCCACGCTGACGAGCTTGGGCGGCGCGGCGCTGGTGGCGCGCGTCCTGTCGCGACCGGCGGCGATCTCCAAGGCCGCGCAGTGGGCCAAGGCCGCTGAGGCCGCGGCCGCTGCGGCTGCAAACGGCCAGCCCGTCAGCCAGAAGGCGCTCACCGCGAAGATCATCGACTTCGCGAAGGCTGCCGAGCTTCCGCCAGATTTCGTTCGCGAAGCGGCGCTCCGCGCGGCCGGCGCGCAGGCCGCCAGGATCGGCGCCGGCCCGCCTCCTGCCCTGCCGAAGGTCGCCGGCGCAGAGGGAGGCGAGAGCGACGACAACCCGTCCTTCGCCGGGACGTTCGGGCGCGCGGTCAAGCTGGGGGCGCAGCGCGCCGCGCACGAAGTCGCGCAGACCGCCACAGCTTCGGTCAAGGGGCTCGAAGGCGTCAAGGACTGGCAGGAGCCGAAAGACCCGGCCATCGACCGGATTTCCGAGCAGGGCTGGATGTCGGGCATCACGGACCCGCGCTGGTATGCGGCCAAGGTCGGCGAGGGGATCGGCGGCTCGAGCCCGTCCATCGCCGGCGGCGTGGTCGGCGCTGGCGTCGGCTCCGCCGTGGCTCCGGGCGTCGGGACGGTGGTTGGCGGCGCAGGCGGCGCGGCGATGATGGCCGCGGTGCAGGCGCTGGCGCCTGCCTACGCCCGCGCGCGCGCCGCGGGCATGCCGCACGACGCCGCGGTCAACGTCGCAATGGGCGAGACGGCGATTTCCGGCACGGCCGGCGCCGCCGGCGCGGTGGCGCCGTTTTTCCGCGTGGCGAAGGGGCCGATCTCCAACCTGCTCGCGCAGCTTTTCGTCGTGCAACCCGGCATCGGATCGGCGGAGCAGGTCGCGCGGGGCGCGGTCAGTGGCCGCGGCATCACCGCCGAGGAACTGATCGGCGGCTACGTCTCGAACGCCGGCGCCGGCGCAGCGATGCACGGCGGCATGTCGGCGGCGCACCGGGCGTTTGGTCGGGGCGCCCCTCCCACCCCGCCGTCCTCCCTGCCCGGCCCGTCTGGCGGCCCGCCCGGCCCGCGGCCGGGCAACCCGCCCACCCCTGCGGCGCAGCCCTCCCCCCCATCCCCCAATCCGGCGGCGCGGGCCGCCGGCGCCGCCGCCGTCGACAGCGCCCTGCGCGCGCACGAGGCCGGCGCGCGGGCGGTCGCCGACGCGCTCGCGCCGCCGCCGTTGTCGTCGTCTGGCGCGGCCTCCGGGGCGATGGCCGCGGGCGTCCGGCCGCCAGCGACTGTTCAGGCGACGCCCAACACCTTCGGCGCTGCGATCCGCCAGCAGGCCGCATCGTCTGAGGTTCCCGGCTACGATCCGCGGCAGGTTCGCCCTCCTGCCGAGCGCGGCCAGCCCGCCGGCGTCTTCACATTCGACGCCGCGGCGCTCGCGACCGACGCGCAGCGGTTCCAATACAAGGCGGACGGCGACGGGCAGGGCGTCCTGTCCGGCGGCGAGGGCCTGAAATCGGTCTCGAAGTGGGACCGGACGAAGGCGGGCCAAATTCTCGTCTACGAGGATCACGACGGCCAGACCTACGTTGTGGACGGGCACCAGCGCGCCGGACTGGCGCGGCGGATCAAGGACGCCGACCCGCAGGCGCAGACGCCGATCACGGGGCTGTTGCTGCGCTCGCGCGACGGCATCACGGCGACGCAGGCGCGCACGATCGCGGCGCTCAAGAACATCGCCGAGGGCTCGGGAACGCTCGTCGACGCCGCCAAGATTTTCCGCGACCAGCCCGGCGCGCTCGATGACGGTTCCCTCGCGCGCGGTCGAGAGCGCATTCAGGACATCGAGGGCCTTGCGCGCCTTGGGCCTGAGGCGTTCGGCATGGTCGTGAACGACGTGGTTCCGCCGGTCTATGGCTCGCTGGTCGGGCGCATCATCCCGTCCGACACCGCCCGGCAGGACGCCGCGATGCGGCTTCTCGCCAAGGCGGACCCGTCGACGGCCGACGAGGCGCGCGCGTTGGTGCGGCAGGTCGCGCAGGAAGACGTGACGACGACACAGGAAGGCGACCTGTTCGGCGGGCGGGACATCGCCGAGAGTCTTGTGCTAGAAAAGGCGCGCGTGCTCGCGCAGGCGCAGCGCGCTCTTGGCCGCGAGCGGTCGACGTTCGGGACGCTGGTCAAGGACGCCACCCGGATCGAGGGCGCCGGCAACACGCTCGCCCCCGACGCCAACGCGGCGCGGCGCGCAGAAGCCGAGGCGCTGGCGACGCGGATCGACGCCGAGGCGTTCAGGAAGGGGATTGTTTCCGATGCGCTCAGCAGAGCCGCCGAAGGCCACAAGGCCGGATGGAGCGCCCGCGACGCCGCGGAGCGCTTCGTTTCCGCAGTTCGATCCGGCGACGTTTCGTCGCTTGATGTCGATCGCCCTGGGAGCGGCGGAGGCGAGCGCGGCGCAGAAGTTGCGCGACCGGCTCGACCAGTTCGAGGCGAACAGCCAGCCGGAGAAGTAGCGCCCGCGGCGCCCGCGGCGCGCGCGCCCGCAAGCCCTCCGACGATCGAGGCGTCGCCCGCCGGCCCGCAGACGGTCATCCCCGGCGCCGAAAAGGCGCCCGGCGCAAAGCTCGCGCAGATTGGCGCCGACGCGCCTCTCAAGCCCAAGTCGCCGCAGAAGGACACCGACGGCCTGCCGCTGATGAACGACAGCAGCAAGCAGGGCGATCTCGTCGACGCGATCAAGACCGCCGCAGATGTTGTCAAGCCCCCGGCCGAGCCGCAAACCAAAGTTGGTGACCAAGAACCAACTTTGGCCAGCCAGCCGTCGGCCGAAGGTGCAGCTCGCGATCTGTGGGGGGACGGACGCTGGAAAGCCCGCGTCGGCGACAATGTGTATCAGACGGTGCCTGGCCCATTCGGCATGCCCGCGTCGATCCGCGGAACTGTCGAACAAGGGAAGGGCGGGCTTCGCGTTCGCGTAGAAGCGGCCGGCGATGCGCTGGGGATAGGCCAATACAGGGGCCGCAGCACCATCCCGTATGACAGCGCGTGGACAGTGGTCGACGACCCGGAGCCGGGCAGACGCAGGAAAGAACAAAGTGATAAAGAGCAGGCTGAGCGCGACAAGTTTGACGCATTTATTGCCGATGAACTCAAGAAAACGTCCGATGACGTTGAGGCAGCAGTCGCGTCAGGTCACGCGAGGCTGACGGCTGAGAATGCAAAACCAGGTCTTGTTGTTATAAACTATTCATACGGAGATCATAGAGGGGAGCGACATTATATCTCGGATATCGGGAACGACGGAACTGTTTATTCGTCGATACTTGGTGTTGACGATGAGGCTCCGAGAAGCCGTGGGGGCTATGATGCCTATAGCGTTCCAATGCCGGAGCAGATTGTTCCGCTTGACGAATATGGGCACGAAAGAAGCAAGAACCATACTGGCGCAGACGCGGAAACTGGAGAAAACATATCAATTCGCCACATGGGCAAAATTTCCGAGCGCGACGCAATGCGCAATGTTCGCTGGGCTACGCGCGTCGGGCAATATCGTGTTGTTAGAACAAAGCACAAGCCATGGTCTGTAGATGACTTCTTCGGCAGCACGATGGAGGAGGCAGAGGCCAACGCAAGGAAATCTGCCGAGCAGGCCGCCGACAAGCCCATAACCCCCCCGGGGTCAGGCCCGGTTGAGGGTCAGCCGCGACCGCAGGATGCAGCGGCGTGGCCAAAGGCGCCCAATGAGCGCGACAGAAAAGTGATTTCGAGGGACGGGAATACAGGCAATGCAATTGGCGTTGCCCTTTCTGCGCCGGCAGAGCCCGGCAGCAAGGGCTACACCGGAATGTGGAGTGTGTATATCACTCAACTTGACGGGGAACAATCTATATCTAGAGATGGAGTTATCAGATATTTTGCAACGCAAGAAGACGCGAAAGCCCATTACGACAGTCTAATTTCAAACCCCAAGCAGAACAGCGCGGCTCCACCGTTCGTCTCATGGGCCGACGCCAAGCCCGGAGACCGACTTGCCAGCGGCGAAACGCTGATCCGACGCGGCGTCCGCACCAAGCGCGAGGCTCAGGAGATCGCCGCCCAGGCACCGCCAGGTCGCGTCCGTGGCGTAATCGGCGACGGCATCGCCCGGTGGGCAGTCACCGAGCGCGACGGGATGACCGGCGCGCAGGCGTGGGCAAAGCACAAGGCCGAACTGGCCGAGCAGGGGCGCAAGGCTGCAGAGGATGGCAAGAGCCGCGACGATGTTCCCGCCGATCTCGGCAACGACGGGCGCGCGGCATGGCGCGATGGCTGGGATGCGCACGCGGCAGCCAAGAATGCTGAATCCGAAACCGCGGCGTCGAAACCGCCGGTTATGGGATTGCGCTTCGACCCGAAAGCCTCGCCCGCCGACGCTGTGGCGGCGCATCTCGCCAAGGGCGAGGGCTTCAGCACCATCGTTCAGGCGCGCAAGTTCATCGACGAGAACGGCGGCAAAGGGCTGTCGCTGAAGCAGGTGGACGAGGCGATCGAGCACGGCGTCGTCAAGGTCGCGCGCCAGATCGTCGCCTCGGACCCGGCGCCGCTCGCGGTCTACGACAAGCTGGTGAACCTCTACAATCGCCAGCCTCGGCTGGGCGTCCGCACGTCGGAATCGGTCGAGCAGCAAGCCTATTCGACGCCAGCGCCGCTCGCCTATATCGCGTCGCGCGCCGCCGGGATCGACGCGACGAAGACGGTCTACGAGCCGTCGGCCGGCAACGGAATGCTGCTGATCGGCGCCGACCCGGCCAAGGTCAAGGCCAACGAACTGAACGGCGCCCGCGCCGCCGTGCTGCGCCAGCAGGGCTTCAAGGTCACGCAATTCGACGCCTCGAAGCCGGGCACGGCGCGCAGCGCCGGGACAAACGACGCCGTGATCGCGAACCCGCCCTTCGGTGCGGTGCGCGACGAAACCGGCTCGGTTCGGCGCTTCGATATGAGCGACATCCAGCGCGGCTATTCGACGAACGAGATCGATCATGTGATCGCCCTGCGCTCTCTCGGCGCCATGGCCAGCGACGGCCGCGCGGTGCTGATCCTCGGTTCCGTGGCGAAGACCGCTCAATCGCCCGAGGCGCGATCCGACGCCTACAACGGCAAGGCCAAGCGGGAATTTTTCAAGACGCTCTACGACGGCTACAACGTCGTCGACCACTACACGGTGTCCGGCGATCTCTACAGCCGGCAGGGCGCGGCGTGGCCGGTCGACGTGGTGGTGATCGACGGCCGCGGCAAATCGGCCCGCCGCCTCCCCGCCGCCGATCCGCCGCAAATCTTCGATAGCTGGGACCAACTGAAGGCGAAACTCGATGTCCAGCAGCTTCCAGATCGCCGCCCGTCGACGCCAGACGCTGGCGAACAGCCTGGCGAACAAACTTCTGGCGATGGACGAGGACGACCGTCGGGAGGAGATGCGGGAAATCGTGGCGGCGTGGGAGGACTACGCCGGCCCGTGGGCGGAGGCGAAGCTGAGCGACCCGCCGCGGACGTTCGCCCGGAATCTGATGGAGAGCCCATTCCCGTGGGTGGACGCGGGGGGGCCGACGCAGAAACAGGTGGATCGCTTCCTGCCGATCGAGAGCCCGCTGGAAGCCGTCCAGTCGCTTCTCCTGACCGAGGCGACAGCGCTGACGGTCTGACGCCGCCCGCAATCTCGCCCGAGAGCCGGCCAGAACCGACGCAAGCGCCCGCCGCGCCGGCGCCGGCCGCGATCGATGACGGCGCGACGCAGACACCCTACAAGCCCAGGGCGACCGGCGCGGAGAGTTTCGACGTTCTGACGCCCGCGAACATGCGCGACGCGACGCATGGTGCGCTCGACGGCCTCGCCAAGCGCGTCGGCGACCTCACGGACTACACCGCCAAAGCAGTCGGCATGGATCGCGCCGCGCTGACGCGCGTGCTGATGGCCGAGCAGATCGACGCCCTTGCACTGGCGATCGACAATGTGGAGCGCGGCTCCGCCTTCATCATCGGCGACCAGACCGGCATCGGAAAAGGCCGCGTCAACGCGATGATGATCCGCTACGCGATCAAGAAGGGCATGACGCCCATCTTCGTCACGGAGAAGCCGAACCTCTACGGCGATATGTGGCGCGATCTGGTGGACACGAACATCGAGGAGACGCTTGGGCACCAGCCACGCATTCTCATGACGAACAGCAACGAGCGCGTGACCGTCGAAGTGGGCGGCCAAGAGCTCGTATTGAAGCCGCTCGACGGCGGCGGAGCCGCACACAATGCGGCGCTCGCCGACATCATGAGCGGCGCTCGCGCGATGGATGCGGACGCCATTTTCACGACCTATTCGCAGATGCAGTCTGTGAAGGAGAGCGAAACCGGGCGCCGGAATTTTCTCCGTGCGATCGCGCCGAATTCGATCGTCATTTTCGACGAGTCGCACAACGCCGGCGGTCAGCCGAAGAACGACCCTCGTGCGAAGTCGGCCGCGAAAAAGAAGGCCGAGGATCGCGCCTCTCTCTCGCGATGGATCGCGGACAAGGCGCGGGGCGTGTTTTTTTCGTCCGCGACCTTCGCCAAGAATCCCGACGTGATGGACCTCTACGCGCGGACAGATATGCGCCTCGCGGTCAAGAACGTGTCAGAACTGGCCGATGTGATCCGCGCTGGCGGCGTTCCGCTGCAAGAAGTCATCTCGTCGATGCTGGCGCGAGCCGGGCAATATATCCGGCGCGAACGCTCGTTCGAGGGCATCTCTTACGAGACGCCATCGGTGCCGTTCGATCGCGGCGCCTACAACAGTTTTTCCAGATCGCTCGCGGCGATCCACGAATTCAGCACGGAGATGAAGCGGGCGACCAAGGAGATCAAGAAGACCCTGAAGGATGGCGGCGACATCATTACGAAAGACGGGGCGACCGGCGACGCGGGCGTTGAAAGCACCAATTTCACGTCGATCATGCACAACGTCATCAATCAGATGATGCTGGCGGCCAAAGCCGATTCCGCCGCCGAAATGGCTATTGCCGCGCTGAGGCGTGGGGAAAAGCCCGTCCTCACCGTGTCGCAGACGATGGAATCGTTCCTGAAGCACTACGCCAAGTCGACCGGCGTCGGCGTCGGAATGACACTGGGCGGAACATTCCAGGACGTGCTGCGGCGCTACCTTCAGCGGAGCCGGGAAATCAGGATCAAAAAGGGCATCGGAGACGCGGCCGAAGTCGAAATCCACTATCTCACCAACGATGAGTTGGGGCCTTCCGGCGTCGCCTCCTTCGAGCGCGCGCAAGAGGCGATCAAGAACGTCGATGTCGGCGACTTGCCGCTCTCGCCGATCGACCATATCCGCGCGCGAATCGAGAAGGCCGGCTTTTCGGTCGGAGAAATCACGGGCCGCGATCTGTCGATCGATTATTCAGGAAATGAGCCGAAACTCGCGTCTCGCGGCGCGGCTGCGAAGTCCACGCGGGCGCGTCAGAGAGCGATCAAGAATTTCAACTCTGGCGGGCTCGACGTGATCATTCTCAATCGCGCCGGCTCAACGGGCTTGTCATTGCATGCCGGAAAGATGTTCGGCGACAAGCGCCAGCGCCACATGATGCTGATCCAGCCCGAGGAAAACATCGACACGCACATGCAAGTGCTCGGTCGCGTCAATCGGTCCGGGCAGGTCGTTTTGCCGAAATACTCGCAACTGTCGCTCGACGTGCCGGCAGAACGCAGACCGGCCGCCGTGCTGGCGAAGAAAATGGCGAGCCTCAACGCCGCGACAACGTCGAGCCGCAAGGGCGCGCTTGAAAGCAACGAGACGGTTGATTTCATGAACATCTATGGCGACGTGGTCGCCACGAACTGGATCAACGAGAACTGGACGGAATCGCGCTATCTCGATGTCGGGGCGGACGAAGGATCGAATGGCGCAGCCGATACGATTGACGGGACGATGCGCAGGCTGACGGGGCGCCTCCCCCTCCTCGATGTCGATCGGCAGGAAGCGATCTACGCGAGCCTGACCGACGCCTATAATGCGCTTCTCAACGACAAAATCGCCGCCGGCGAAAATGCCCTCGAAGCGCAATTCATGCCGCTCGACGCGCGTCCCGTTGACAAGGTGATCGCGGTCGCCGGAACGGAGGGCGGGAGTCCGTTTGCGGAGCCCGCCTATGCGGAAACGATCAACGTCAAGCGGCTGCGTCCGGCAACCAACGGCGCGCAGGCCAAAGAGGCGCTTGCCGCGGCTGTGGATGCAAGACCCACCGACGACATGGCGACAATTCGCGCCAAAGCCGACAAGTGGCATTCCTACACAACGCGCTCGGCGGTTATGGCATTCGAGCAATACCGCTCCGAGGTGATTAGAAATATCAAGGACGAGGACGCCGCGGCGCGCGCAAGGGTGTCATCTACAGAGCTTCTCGACGCATGGAACGACGCGGCGCAGTTGTTCACGCCTGGCTCCTATGTGACGATCGAGGACGGACTCGGCCAAAGGACGGGCCTTGTTCTGTCGTTCAAGCGCGAGACCGCGACGACCGCGAATCCGCTTGCGCTCGGCGGATGGGTCGCAAAAATTGTCACGCCGGGCGAGGGCGTGGAGTCCATTTCCGTTTCGCGGATCACGCCCGACAAAAACGGCGAAGCGCGAACGACAGCGCGGCCAGCCAATCATCAGAGCGACGCCGAGTTCATGTCCCTGCTGGACGCCATGGCGAAAGAGGGTCGGCAGCACCGCGTTGTGCTCACCGGCAATATGCTCGCGGCGTTCGCACGCTCAAACGGAAAGGGGCAGTTGATCCGCTACTCGACCGCGACCGGAGAGCGCGCCCAAGGAATTCTCCTGCCGCAGTCATTCAAGAGCGCGGGCGACTACGTCGCGTCGCAGGGCAAACCGATCGCCACGGTTTCTGGCGTCATCGACGCCGCCATGTCGTCGCCGCAACAGACCATCCTGAGCGACGATGGGGCCGTTTCCATCTCGCAGGTCCAGCGCGGCTACAAGAAGCAATGGGTTATCTCCGTCCCGATGTCGAAAGAGGCGGGCGGCAAATATTTCCTGAACCCGAACCTGCGCAATTCCGCGGGCGGATTTTCGTCACGCGGCGGAAAGATGATCGCCGAGCTTGGGGCCGCGGATAGCATCGAAAAATCGGTCGAGTGGATCATGCAAATCGGCGCGACGTTCACCAGCCGGCCAAAGAAGCGCGACAAGGACTGAGCCATGGCAAACTCCAACACGACCAATCGCCGCTTCGTCAAGCAGGTGACCGGCGAGAACGCCGACACATGGGGCGACTACATCAACGACAACTGGGACTTGCTCGACAAGAACCTGTCTCAGGCCGCATCGATCTCGGTCGCCGGCACGGGCGTCACACTGACCGACACCAACCAGGAAAACCTGTGCATCCACTTTCAAGGCTCGCTCACTGCGAATGTCGCTGTGACGATGACGAACAAGGCGGGCTTCTGGATTTTCTACAACCTCGCAACGGTCGGCTCCTACAAGATCACGGTCGTTGGGAACGGCGGTGGGACAGGGATTGAAATCCCGTATGGCGCCGCCGTGCTCATCTACTCGAACGGCACGACGGCCATTCCGATTTGGGCTTTCGGCAATGTGACCGCGGGCAACATCATCGGGCGGGCGACCGGCACGAACGGAGCGGTCGGAGAAATCCCGCTGCGCTACACTTCCGGGGGATGGTTCGGCGCCAACTGCACGCCCGTCGTGAACTACACATGGGCTTGCGTCGGCCCGTCGTTGTGGGGCGCGTCTGCTCCCATCGACGCCGGGATCAGCGCGAACCATACAGTCGTCGGGACCGGGGCGGTTCAGCAGTCAACGACGGGCGTCGCCGCGCAGGCCATCACGCACACGGTCGCGGGCACGCAAACCGCGATCCTGTTTCGGCAGGGGAGCCCCGCGTCCAGCGTCGGATCGATCACCGTGACCGGGCTCGCCGCGACCGCCTACAACACGTCGTCCGATTACCGGCTGAAGGAGAATGTGGAGCCGATCTCCAACGGGCTCGCTCTGGTTCTGAGACTGAGGCCGTGTCGGTTCAACTTCATCGTCGATCCTGGCAAGACGCGCATGGACGGGTTCCTCGCGCATGAGGCGCAGGCCGTTGTGCCCTCCGCTGTCACTGGCGAGAAGAACGGCGAAGCCATGCAGCAAATGGACGCGGCAAAACTGGTCCCGATTCTGACGGCGGGGCTTCAAGAACTCCACACGGTTCATCGCGCCAGCGAACGCGAACTCCATATCCGCATCCGCGCTCTGGAAGCGCGGCTGAAAGAGATCGAAGCCAAGACTCCCTGACCTTCTGACCAATTCGGCTGATTGAGCACGCTGGCGTCGGTGACGCCGGCGCGATGACCCATGACATGACCGGGGCTGAGAATGACTCAGGCATACAACAAGCGCGTGTCGGAGATGGCGGCTGGGACATCCGTCACGGAAGACGACACGCTCTATCTGGTCCAGGGCGGCGCCTCGCGGAAGATTTCCGTTCGCGCGCTGATCGACTCATCTGTTCTGTCGACATCTGCTGGCGTCGCGGCTGCGATCGAAGGCCGCACGCTCGCGTCGAAGGCGGCGCTTGAGGCTGCGGACATCCCGGCCGGCGCCTCGCGCGTCGCGGTAAAGCTAGGCGGCACATGGGTCGATGCGCACCGCGTCGCATCCGATCCGGAACATGAACTCGCCGCGCAGTCGGATGACGGCCAGTGGTGGGAATTCCGCCCGCCCTTCGTGACGAGCGCCATGGCGGCGTCGCCGGACGCGGCCGCAGCGGCGGCTTTGGCCATGGGCCTCCCCGTGGCGCTCTCCGATGGCGAGGAAGCAACCGTCGCGTTGCCGATGCACGCGACAGATGGCGCGGCGAACCACCAGACGATCTTCAACGCCGTGAGGTGGAGGGCGTCGTGTTTCGTGGGCGCCAATGCCGAGTTGAAGCTCGGGTTCGCCGATGAGGGGATGTTCCCGGTGACAATATGGGATGTCGCCGGGGACGGGCGGCCGGCGATCGATTGGGACACGTATGGCCAAGCTGGTGCGCTGATCTTCACCGCCGATACGCCAATGTCCGACCACGCGGTGTCCGGTGGCACGTCGGAAATGCCGAATATCACAGGCGTCACCTTCGGCGCGCGGGGGGCGAGCGATCTCCCCATTTATCGCAATTCCAATCAATATGCCGCCACGTTCACCCTCTCGCACGCGCTCCCCGCGATGGTCGTTGTCGGCTATTCGGTCGGCATCATCGACATCGTCGGGGACAATGACGCGAAGGCGGCATCGGGGGCGCACATTGTCGAGTGGATTGCAGCAGATCGACTGTCGTTTAGATCGACGGTCACATGCGGCCGCGCCGTCAATCTTGTTTCCCCGACGACGATCACGGCCGGGTCATTGTGGAGCTCAATCTACAGTTCCAAGCTGATTATCCCCAAGGTGTGCTTGAAATGGGATACCGAGTTGGTCGGGACGACTGCGGTCGCGGTCACGGGGATTGCGAACGCATCAAACGGGCCGTCCGGGGCGGCGACGCTGAATGTCTCGGCGACGGGGCATGGGGTTACGGTCGGACAGATCGTCGAACTGACCAACGCCGCGTCCGGCGGGCTCAACGGATGGCGGCTGCGCGCATATGCTGTGCCAGACGCGAACACCGTTGTGCTGACGACGCTCAACGGCGACACCGTTGACGCGACGGCGTTCACCTACACGCCCGGCGGAACGGTTCGGGGCTATACCGAAACCTTCACAGGGTCGTCGCAAGAGGCCGTGTTCAATACCAACGGCGGAAAGCTTATCGTTGAATCTGTCGGGATGTCGTGGAACGGATGGCTCTACGGGGCTACCGGAACCTATATGGACCAAGACGCCATTTTCCTCGGTGGCGACACAGGGTCAGCGGAAATCATCACTGGCGCCGTTATCGCTGGGGCTGGCGACAAGTGCCTGCGGTCATATGCGTCCCTGTCTTTCCGCATCCTGTTTGGGATCATCGGCGGAGGGGGGTGTCAGTCGGCGCTCTACACCCAAGCATCGAACGGCGAAGTTATTCGTTCGGGCGTAGGTCAGAGCAACCGGGAATGCGTGATCTCGACCGTCTCCGGGTCGGTGATCCTGAACTCCGTCTGCGTCGCTGGCGCGGGGACAACATTGATCTCCCCACAGGATGCCTCGATCATTATTGCATACCCCGTGCGAGCCTTCGGCGGCAGTCGTGCGTTTTACGCGATCAACGGCGGCACCGTCCGCCTCGCATCGAGCACCGAAGTCGATGGGGTCTCAACCGGCCTTGATGGGTTCGGGTTCCCGTCCGCCATCATGGGTATCCCGACCTTCGGGGCGGGTGTGGCAACTCAGTCGGCGTTGACGCAGGACGGGGTTGGGGGGAGCACGTCAAACAAGGGCGGGGCGCGCTGGCTCGGAACCACATCTGGCAACCAGACATTGCCAGTGCTGGTGAATACCTGGTCTATCAAAGCAACTGGCGTGCTGTCTTTCACGTCGGGCGCTACGATGACAGGAACCGTAGCCGTCACCTATGGCGCCGGGTCGAGCGTCACGCTCGATAAAGGCACTGCGACAGATGCAGGGTCTGGCGTCGCCATTTCCAAGATGGCGGGCGCGGTCACGACGCAAAGCCTGACAACGGCAGCGGGAGCTTCCACCTCCATCGTCGTGACGAACACACTGGCGACGACAACCAGCATCATCACGCTGACGCGACAAGGCGGGTCGAACAGTGCCGGCGCCCCCAGCATCTATGTGTCGAATCGCGCCGCCGGTTCTTTCACGATCACGATCACGAACGAGCACGCCGTCGCGGCGCTCAACGGAACGATCATCATCGGGTTCACCGTGGGGTAATGCCCATGCCGCACTTCATCGCGCGCATCGTCACCATCGGCGGCATCCTCGCCGTGATCGCCGGGCTCGTGCTCGTGTCATGCACGGCCGCGCGGGCGCGCGATCTCGACGGGCGCTACGCCAACAGCGATCCGGCGACGCGGGAGTTTTTCCGATCGCAGACGAACCGCAACGGCGTGAACTGCTGCGACGAAAGCGACGGCAAGCGCGTCAACGACGCCGAGTGGCGCACGAGCGCGACCGGCTATGAGGTGCTGATCAACGGCAAGTGGGTCGCGGTGCCGGACCACGCGGTTCTCGACGGCCGCACAGCGCGTCCGCCCGGTCTCGCTGGCGCGATCGTCTGGATTTGGCCGGGCACCGAAAACAGCGCGAGCCCGATCGTGACCTGCTTCTTGCCCGGCGCGGGCATCTGAGGGCTCACCATGTATCCTCGCGACTTCAAGGGCCGCGCGAAGCGGCTCGACGACATCGATTTGCCGAAGCTCGGCGCGCTGATCGGCGTCGGCGAGGATGAAATCCACGCGGTGCTCGACGTGGAGTCGCGCGGCTCGGGCTTCGATCGCCACGGGCGGCCGCTGATCCTGTTCGAGCCACACATTTTCTGGCGGCTTCTCGGCGACACGCCGGAGCGTCGCCGGGCTGTCGCAGCGGGGCTCGCCTATGCGGCGTGGCGGCCGGGGAACTACCCACCTGATTCCTATCCCCGCTTGATCTCTGCGATCGGGATCAACGAGACGGCCGCGCTCAAGGCCGCGTCGTGGGGCCTCGGGCAGGTGCTCGGCGAAAACCACAAGGCGGCCGGGTTCGACAGCGTGCAAGCCATGGTCGCCGCCATGTGCGACGATGAGGAACACCACCTCGCGGCCATGGTCCGGTTCATCAAGGCGAATGGGCTGGATCGCGCGATCCGGGCGCACGACTGGCGCGCCTTCGCGAAGGGCTACAATGGCCCCGGCTACGCGACGCACGACTACCACGGGCGGCTCGCCCGCGCCTTCGCGAAGTGGCAGGGCATCAAGGATACGCCCTGGCGCCCGGACGAGGCTATCGCCGAGACGAAGTGGTTCGATCCGGCGCCGGGCGTCGTCGGCCTCCCGCCCGCCAAATCGCCAGAGAAGCCCGCTGGCGGCCCTGCGCCGTCGCCCGCACCATCGCCGCCCCAAGCCCCGCCGAGCCCGCGAGCGCCTGCCGCTGGCCCGGCGCGGGGCGTCCCGGTTCTGCCCGAGCCAGCGCCGATGCAGCAACAATCCTTTCTGGCGTCGGCTCTGAAAGCCGTCGTCGCGTGGTTCAAGAGGTGACGCGATGGAATCCTTCAATCTCGCCGTCTTCGCCCGACAGCTCGCCCTCGTCGCGGTCGGCTACATGAGCGGGCGCGGCATTCTCCCGGCCGAGATGAACGGCCCCGTGGTCGATGTGCTCGCGTCCGCCCTCGTGTGGGGCATCGGCGCGCTCGTGGTGTGGCTCGGCCAGCGGCGCGAGGCGCCGGCGGCCAAGATCGCTGAGGTGGCGGACCTGCCCGACGTGCGAGCGATCAAGGTCGCTGATCCGGCGCTAGCGAGCGGCGTCCCGAGCGCCAAGGTGACGCTGTGACAGCCGCAATCCTCGCCGCCCTGTCGTCGCTCGCCTCGGCCGTCTGGCCCTACGTCCTCGCCGGCGCCGCCGCGCTCGGCGCGCTGTTCATGGCGCGGCGATCCGGCGCGCAGGCCGAGCGCGCGAAGGCCGAGAAGAAGGACTTGCAAGATGCGAACGAAATTCGCCGGGACGGCGCTGAGGCTCGCGATGCTGCTGGCGCTCGCGATCGTGGCGACGGGCTGCGCGCAGACGACGGCTGGCGTCGCGACTGAGACA